AAGCAAGAAGGTTAGGGAAACGGCTGAAGAAGATGACGGCTATGAAAGACTTCCACCGAGAGATACTTGGGGTACTCCAAAAGCAGAAACCTATCTACCATCTGACGATAAGCGACTTCAGGTTAACGTTCCCGATGAAGCCTATATCAAACCCGTCTATAATGAGATAAACCGACTCCTACGTTTCTTACATTTCCTTCTAGCAGTAAATAAGATAACTGGACAATCACACAGACTCAAGGAACAACGCCTAGAAATAGTTGACAAGATACAAAAATTTGGAACTAGAAGCAGGGGCCAGTATAAGTTAGAATTTGAAAAACTAGATATCAACGCCATAGATGTAACAGAATCAACTTCCCCATTCAGAAGCATGATTGCTGCGTATGACAAATACAAACCGAAAAAGAAGGACCGTAAGATTAGTGTTGCTGGGGCTGGAAAAGAATTCCAGTTTGAAGAAGGGACTTCTAGAGAAGACATCGCAGATAAACTACAAGATGAACTGGCACAAGATTTGAAGCAATTACAAAGCAGACTCAATAGAAGCAAGAAAGAAAAAACCATTGCGGCGCGTGAACAGGAAATTCAAGCAATCAATAGTTTAATTGCACAATGGAAGCCAAAGACGAAAACTCTAGAGAGAACCAAGTATGAAGAACCCGAAGGTCAGCAAAGAATCGCACAACTATTATCTGAAGATAAACAAATGCGAGACAAATTCACAAGAGAAATAGGTTCTGCTCTAAAATTCTTAAAAGAATCTATAGCAAACAACGAAGAGAAGTTAGAAAGAATCAAAGATAAGAAAGGGCTTGTTGACATAGAAACAGAAAAGAAGATTCGTGCATTGAAGCATACGTTGAAATTAACCGAACAAAGTGTCAAGGACTTTAAACTGCCATTCAAGTTGGAGGAATCAGAATGAGTTGGCAGGACATTCTCAAAGAATCAGAATTACTCTCCAAGATAAAGCCAAAGCAAAAGAAGAAGATTAAGAAACTTCTACAGTCATCTCAGCCTACAGAATATATGGGACAAGATATGACTAAACTAAGTTCATTACTATCTGAAATGAAGAAACTTGATTTGGTTAAATCTGATAAGAATCTTCAGAAGAAGTTTGAGGGATTTGACGAAAAGAACTTGGAGATTGTTTCTTCTGCCGCAGAACTAAGAAAGGACTATGAGACTCTATACAGACAACTAAGGCAAATGGTATATCCAAAGAAGAAAGGAGATTTACAAAACGGAGTTGATGATGAATGACATTGAATTGGAAACTAAGTCTAAAGGAAGCACTTGAGGGTGATTTCAAAATGATGATAAAGCAAGACGCAGACGGAGAAGGCGAGGAAGACGCATGACTGATGAAAATGATGAGATAGTCATGCTTCTAAAGGCACTTGTCGATAAGGTAAAGGCTCTTGAAGAAGCCGTTTATCATAAGGACAATCTTCTCATGAAGTCCGGTTATGTCGTAGTAGATTCTCCCACCCCACAACTAGCCAACAAGACTACTGCTGGCATCACTTCAGCAGTTGGTGATATGAAGTGGGATGACATTCACAAGATGGTAGGTGAGATGCAATGAATTGGGAAGGTGTCTTGAAAGAACCACCTATGCCGAACATCTCACCAAAAAGGATATTTGGTGACGACAACCCATATACGATGAATGACGGTATGCATGATGCAAGAGCCGATTTAAAAGCAGAAGTGGCCTTAATGAAATCCTATGTTGAAAAACTAGAAGCGGCGATGTCAGAAACATCATTAATGGATTTAACTAAGGACAGAATGAATAACATGAGTGATGCGTTAAGCGAAGCAAGTGGAAGAATAAAAATGGCTTTCAAACCTACTAGTGTAGGGGCCGCCGGAGAAGCGTAAGGTGAATAAAATGAGTTGGCAAGATACAATAAAAGCATACGGAATACATGGTCGAAGTGGTGACTATGGAATGGAACAAGCAGTAAGGGATATGGTCATGCAACTAAATGAAATGGAACATGACATAGAAGATGTTCCTGAAGATAGAAGAAGCGCAGTTCAACAAGCATTCGATTCTGCATCAAAGGCACTAGATAATTTGCGAATGGTAATGGGATGATATTATGACATGGGAAAACGTATTGATGAATGGTAGCGTATTGAAGAATCAAGCGGTACAACAAGGAAGGCAGAAGTTGTTGGATGCGATAGTGCAACGTTATGGTTTAGATGCATTAGAACAACAGTTTGTTCAAGGGCAAGGACTAGCCCCTGAGAATCTGTATCAAGGACTTGTTGATTTCATAAGTAGTGGTTCAACATTGGAACAAGCAATTGCAGAAGAGCAACAGGCAATGCAAATGAGCATGGAATCTGGGAGAAAACCGGGTGGACTTACACTTGAACAGTATCAAAAAGATATGCAACAACCACAACAACCACAACAATAGGTGATATTATGCCGGAAAAAGTAACAAGAGAAGAAAAGCAAGTTGAGTTGGCCATACTAAAGGCTAAGGAGATAATCCAAGAGGCCAAGCATCTAGGAATCCTTGAGTTGGATGAGCCAGCATTAGGAGAGGACTTCAAGGTAAAGCGACCAAAGAAGAATCCTGCTGAGGTTCCAATCCCAAAGACTAGCAATGTAGAGGGCAAGGAAAAGAAGGAATATGGTGGCAAGACGATGAAGAAGGCCATGACCATACTAAAAGCAGTTAAAATTCTAAATGATGCTATTGCCAAGAAATATGGAACCAATACCAAAGATACTGACCCAACAGAAGTTAATCCAGTTTGGGAAGGAGAAGGCGGTGCGCCTGACCAAACAGAAAATGATATTTCTCCTAGAGAGATGCAATCTGTAATAGATGAGATTGAGAATGCAATAAATAGTCTAGAACATAACATCCAAGAATTGCAAAGTAGTGGAAAAATGAGTGGTGATATAGCCTCAGAGGTAAATCAGCACCATCAAACTCTGAGTAGTTACATTCAAGATTTGAAGGAGTCAACAATGGGGGCGGCGGCTTCACCCCCTCAGCAACCATGAGGTGAATATGCCTCAGTCCGGTATAGAGTTTGAAAAGAAAGAAAACGCAATGACAAAGCGTGTTCTTGATTTTTTTGAGAGAGTGCGTTATGCATATCTATCTGCTAAGGATGACCCCGAAGAATACAGAAAGAAATGGGTTAAGGCAATTGAAGACATCAAAGGGGAATTCGATGACATTTCTGATTTCTCTAGAGAATTAAAAGAATACCTAAAGGAAAAAACACTTTTTTCCGAAGAAGCCAAAGACCCCACTACTAGGCAAGCCAAGGAAGTATATGACTCAATTAAAGAAATGCGATTTGAGTCTAAGGGAGTTAGTGACCCATTCTCTAAACAGTTAGGTGATGAAGTCATACCCACGCTTTTAGAAAATAAACACACGTTTGCCGCATTCATTCACTATGCAATGCGCTCACATTCCAATGCAATACCTGAGAAGGCTTGGCAAAAATACAAATTACCAGCCGATGAACTAACACAGGGATTCATGGGATTAGATTTAGAGGAGCGTGATATTCCTCTCTACATTACAGAACACTATGGTAATGATGAAACTGATAGTAGAAGAATCAAAACCAAGTTTAAGGAAGCCTTCAAGATTCTAGAAAAAGTATTCAATGGTCAATATGAGGAAGAAGATTGGGAGAATCTCGTTGAATTGGATTTACAGAAATCAGAAAAGAGCGCAGATGAAAAAGCAGAAATTGATTTTATCGTTCCCAACAAGCCAATGTATCGTATCTTTGAGATTGCGGATTTGAAGAAACTCAAGGGGTTCACAGGCGAATGGGTAGTTCAAGAGAAATACGATGGCATGAGAATACAAATACACAAGACAGATGGTAATGTGAAAGTTTACTCCTACAATGAAAAGGACATTACTGACAAGTGTAAGAAACAAGTTGCTCAAATGGAAAAAAAGCAGTTTGGTGATTGTATTCTAGATGCTGAACTATTATTGTTTGATGGTGATGAGGCACTACATCGTGCTGCAACTGTTACCCACATCTTCAAGAAAGAAACGAAGCATAGTCTAAGAGCGCACGTTTTTGACATAATGAATCACGAAGGAAAGTCTATTGCAGACGAACCACTCAAAGAAAGAATAAACATTCTCTTCTATCAATATGGTCAACACTCTTCTGAGGATTTGGCATTCCCATCAAAGAAAGATACGCGACTTGCTGATTCTCTTGATGAGGTCGAGGAGTATTCAAAGAAAATTATGGAAATGCCAACTTCAGAAGGAGTGGTAATCAAGGACATGGAATCAACCTATTACATCGGAAATAGAAAGAACCCGAAGTGGGTTAAGTGGAAGAAGTTCGTAGACTTAGATGTAATAGTCTTAGATGTCAAGAAAACCAAAAGTAACCTTCATTCCTACTCATTGGGCATAGGGCCACTATCAGGAGAAGAGACTAGAGAATACAAGACTCAAGAAATTGATGGGAAAGCATACATGCCCGTAGGTAAGGCAATGAATACTAAAACCAAAGTCAAGGTTGGAGACATCGTTAGAGTAAAGGTAGATGAGGTCAAGAAAGGAAAGAATGATTTCAAACTAATTTCTGCTCAAGTGATAGAACTACCTGAAGTAGAAACTACTGATAAAATTGAGACACTTGAAGAATTAGCCACGAAGACAAAGAAATCCTTAGATTCGGGAATGCACTATGTTTTCGGAGATAAGATAGGCGACTTGTTCAAACCTGATACTGGCCTCGATAAAAGTCTCCATATCACCGACCACGTTCATGGCATAGCAGAAGTCATTCTAAAGGGTGAATTGGATGGTTTCACCATTTATGGTTTCAAGGGTGATTCGCTGATGGCGAAGAATGCTCTTTACGATATTGAAAAATGGAAGGATGACCTTACTGGAATTTTGAAGACAAAGCGTTCTGAATTAAGAATAGGCATCCGTAATGAAATCATAGAAAGAGGAAAGCCATTGAACATTGACAAGATAGAAGAATTCGTTGTAACGAACTATCCCAAGACATATGATGAATTGTATAATTCTGATGATGGCCGCTTAATGTCATGGCTGAAACAACAGGAAGACCTAATCTATGAGCATCCAAATAAGTTCGATGCCAAGAAGGATGTGCTTGAGAAGGATGTTGAGATAAAGAAAAGACAAGAGACTAACAAGTTCGATGACAAATCTAGCAACCTCGGTGAATTTTCTGTTGTTCTAACAGATGATAATAACCTTAACTTAATTATCAATTACAGAGATAAGAAGATGGCTTGGCTATTGGATATAGAAGATAGTGAAGACATATACAACTTATTTGGTAAGTCAGGTAAATTCCCTGCTATGGTATTAGACAAAGTGGGAACTGCGAAAAAAACCATAGATAAGGGGGAACTTGAGATAGGGGTACAAAGAAATGGTTATCATGAATATAGACTAGATGGCAATAAGTTCCAAACTAGATTGCATATACGAATAGTCCCACTTAATGAGCAAAAAAGATGGTTGGCATGGACTGGAAAGAAACAGGAAATGCTAGACCGCAAGGCAGATGATGGTGTTTGGGACATTACTGAAGATAAGTATGCAGATGTAGAGTTACCTCCATCTGAAAACGAAGACGCTAAATAGTAAGAAAAAAAGGTGGGAAAAGTGTTACTGCAAAAGAAACAACATATAACGGAGGAAAGAAGTGGGAATTTTCAGATTCTAAAGTCTGATAATCTAGTCATTGGTGGTTATGCATCCATAGAAATAGTAGACAAACAAAATGACCTAATTACATTAGAAGCACTCTCAGAAGCAGTAACAAAATACATGGAAGACCAAAAATTCAGAAATGTAATGTCAAATCATTCAAATGTCCAAGTCGGGGAGGTAATAGAAAAATACCGAGATAAAAACGGAAATCTACACAAAACAGAAGTGGATGACGTTGGATTCTATGTAGTAATCAAGATGCGCGATGACATCGAGAAGGCTAAAGAAATCTCAAGAGGTATCAGAAAAGGAACGCTTCGGTCTTTCAGTATAGGTGGACAGGCAATCTCAAAGAAGCAAAAGAACAATTCTGAATTTGGACAGTATAATGAAATAGATAAGTTGGAATTACATGAAGTTACTATCTGTGAAAAGGGGATTAATCCCGAAGCGAAATTCGACATTTTGAAAATGGAGGACAAAAAAATGAGTGATAAACTGGAAAAAGCACTTGGCGAGTTGAATGATTTGGTAGCCCAAATCGGCGGCATCGACAAGGAAGACGACATAAGAAAGGAAGCGGAGTATATGGACACCGATGAGGAAATGGACGATATGGACATGGACGATGAGGTAGAAAGCATGGATTCTGAGATGAAGGCTGATGAAGATGCAGAAGCACCCGATGACGAGGAAAAGGCTCTTGACGAGGATGAGACAAGAGAATTTGAGGCTGGCGAGGAAGTAGTTAGTGGCGGAAAGCCAACTGCTGCACCTGCTGCACTCGGAAACGTCAACAAGGGATTAGAGGCATCTGATTTCCCAACTCTCAACTTGACTGCTGAGAATGTCGAGAAGGCATATGAGCAATACAAGGCAGAGCAGTTGGAGAAGAGGGCTTTTGATTCTCTATCCAAGCAGTTTGAGAACAGACTGTCCGAAGAACTAGCCGTTAAGAAGGCTAACGCAGAAAGAGCAGAGTACGATGCTCGGACTGATGTTGCTGGTCTAAAGGCAGAGTTCGCAGAACTAAGGAAGTCCCTCTCCGAGAAGGATACTGAGATTCGCAAGGCAAGGGAAGTAGCATTTAGCCTTCCTGAAGGAGTACCCACCGATACTGAGGCTGCGGCTGAAGTTTCATGGGATGATATCCACACCTTTGCAAGAAACATGAACAGGAGTGATTAAACATGACAGGATATATACGAACGATGAAAGATTTGGAAGCCGCAACATACGGCGTCCGTGGCGAGAATGGTAATGCCCTGCTAAAGGCTGGTGGCGTTGTTGGGGGTTTCGGAACTCCTCACGATGCTGGTTCCAACCCTTTTACAGCGGCTACTGGTCTAGGTGACCTATACAACCTGCTTTATGGGCAGAAAGTTTGGTCGATGCTAAACCAAGAGGTAAACCCTCTCTCAATGATTGCAAAGAGGCCATACACCTCATCAGGTTGGAGAGTTCTAAAGGCTCGACCAATGGGTGGTAGCGGTTCTGCTTTCACAGTAGGGTCTAACGATGTAACGAAGACCATGAACTCTACTCAAGCCGCCACACCAAAGCCTGACCAAATTGGTGGTATGCCGGAGAATGCGGCTCTAGGGACTGCTCCCTTTACTGCAATGGCTCCTGAATACACCAAGTTGTATGTCAGCCCAAAGACGATTGCTCATCTATTTGAGTTCTCGGAACTTGGTATGGAGATGGCTGCTATTGATGACGGTGTTGGAGATATACGCTCAATCGTCCGTGAGGACATGGGTAAACTCCACGCTGAGGTTCAGAGCAAGATGCTACTAATGCCTCTTGAGCAGTATGACCAAACCGGAATTACCAACATGGATAGGAACTACACTTCTCTAATGAAGATAGTTTCGTCTGCACAGGAAATCGGGAAGATGATGGAAGCAGACCTTCTAGTAACTGCTGGACAGGACAACGATGCAACCGCACCTGCTGATGACGTAGCAAAAATCTTCGGAGATGCTAGGGCAGTAACCAAGACTGGAAGTAGCGGTTCATTCGTCTACACCGGAACTGCATCTTTCCTAGATGCTGAGGTTGATTTTGGTGGCTCATACGAGAGTGCATCAGATGCTAGGATTCTAACCCTAAGCATACTAAACGACATGATTCGCAGACTAAGGCAGAATGGCGGTAACCCAAAGGTTATCCTAACTGGATACGATACCATCCAGCATCTATCTGACCTTCTACAGTCGCAAGAGCGATTCATGGACAGGAAGGAGATTGTACCAACCCACAACGGAGTTCGTGGTGTGAAGGGTGCAGAAGTTGGTTTCAGAGTAGCGACCTACTACGACATACCCATCATCCCTGCGAAGGATATGCCGACCACATCCAGCAACACGACCAATACCCTAAGCGACATACTGATGCTAGATACGGACCATCTGTGGCTATCAGTCATGAAGCCAACTCAATACTTTGAGGATGGAATTACTTCAGGTAACCCATTCGGTGTTGGAACTCTTGGGAACCAAGGCATGTACCGAACAATGGGCGAGACATGCTGCTCCTTCTTCAAGGGCCAAGGAAAGATTACGAACCTAAAGAGTGCTTGATTGGGGTTGATTAAATGACACACACAACTGTCATCCACACCAATCATCTAGGTCTTGCTGCCTCTAAGGTACAAGGCTCAGAGTATGTGGTCGATGCTACTATTGACATCAGCGCATACACCGCACAAGGAGAAGTAGTGACTGCATCGGAACTAGGTCTTAGTTTCATCAATTGCGTCCTGATTACCGGACGAGAAGTTGATGGCGCACATAAGATTCTGAACGATGTCGGCGTGAAGATTGCCGCCGAAACCGGAGTATATGAGAGCAATACGTCTTTCAAACTGGTCAGCACTATTTCCGCTAGTGGAAACGTTGGAGCAACTGACGGAACCACAGGCGCAGTAAGAATACGCGCATACGGAAACCTTTGAGCAAACGTAAAGTAGTGCCTTCTTGCCCTAGTAATTTAGGGCAAGGGGCATTACCCCCTGTCTGTAGGTGAAAACATGGCGAAAGTTAGGTTGAAAAGAAGCAGGGCGAATACCCCGTTGATACTGCAAGGAAGATACGAGATAACGACTAGATTTACGGAGATACCCTTTAGGGCTGCTCGTAGATTGATTGGAGATTCGGGAGTAGTAATTGAGTGGACGGAGAAAGACCGCCGCGAAATAAAGAACCTTCCAGATTCTAAGCAAAATAAATTTGCTAGGGCATTAGGTATGCCTGAAGGACTTCTTATGGAAGAGGCTGCTTTTAGAAGAAAGGATAGGAAAGCAAAGAAAGCGGCCAAGGAGCAAGAGAAGCAGAAAGAGGCTCCACCTGCAATTGTAGAAGAAAAACCTGCTTTGGAACCTCTTCCCCCTAAACTAAAGGATTTGACGGTCAAAGAACTAAAGAAACTTCTAGATGAGAGAAAACTATCTACGGAAGGTAAAAAAGCAGATTTGATTAAGAGACTATCGGAGGAAGGCTGATGGGAGGATGTGCTGGTAGTGGGGTAAAGACTGCTGATGCAGTCGTTCAAGTAGGTAGATGTTCACTACAGGGAATTAAGGCCACAAATGTATCAGGCTCTACATTTACAGTTCAAGTATATGATTCTGGAACCGCAACCTCTTCACAGAAAGTGGAAGTAGCAAGGATGGTTTTGGCGGCTAACGGTTCTCTAGAGTATGATATGCATGGTCGCATGTGTGCTGAGGGACTATATGTTGATATTACCGGAAGCGGAACCTATTCTTTGGAGTGGGTGTAATGCCAAGCATTGACACAGATACAAGGCTAGTAATGACTATCCTTTTCGTTGGAGCAGTAAGTGGCTCTAACATATTTTGGTATTCACAATATGGAATTACCTTCCCATATGGAGCATTTGAACACGCAGTTCTATTTGGTATCTTAACAGTAGGAGGCATCATGTGCCTCAAAGCATTCTTTGACTTGTTCATGAATGACTACATCGAGGAGTGGCTACTACAGAGGAGAATAGATTCCTATTGGGGTAGAAAGGCTAGAGAAGAGGAGAACCGAAAGAGGGTAAGAGATTCAATGAGACAGTTCAATCAGAACTTCAATATCGCAACCCCTCCTGCTTATGGTGATACTAACTTCCCTAATCTCCCATTGATAAAACCGGAAGAGAACACAGTTACACCTACATTCTTGACACCTATACAGAATGAGTAGGTGTAAGTGTGGTAAGTGAAATCCTATTCGGGATGGATGAATCCACTCTCGCATATGATTTGCAACGAGCGCATTCTGCTGACATTTGGTTTCTCAGGGCTAGATTTTGGTTTTGGGGAATCGTTGGTTCTCTCACTAGTTTTGTCATAGGACAAGCATTTGCCGTAGCAGGTGTGAATACGCTTTCTATTGCATGGGGCGGCTTAACGGACTTTTGGAATCATTTGTGGTGATTGAATGTCAGTTATGGCGGGATTCGCCATACTGCTTGTAGAGGGAATCAATAAGATTTACCAACGTCTTCATGCAATTAATTTTGGAGTTTATGGTGCAAGCAAAGTAGGTAAGACCACATTGCATCATCAATTGAGAACAAGAGGAGAAGTTCCTACAATTCTAAATAGAACAGAAGGAAGACACAGGGCCAGCAGAAAGTATGTAAAATTAGATGGGGATGCTCATACTGTCAAAACTGCTGACATTGGTGGAGAAACTGTTTATTGGAATGAATGGATTCAAGACATGAAAACTAGAAGGCCAAAATACATTATTTTCATGATTGATGACAGACACATGGATAAGCACTATGATATCGAACAACAATTGTGTTGGACTTTCTTAGTTGATTCTATATGCTCTTCTCATTGGCATATAGGAAACAAGAAGAAGAAAAAGCGTGACCACGACTTCCCTATTGCAATTGGATTGTGGGCGAATAAGTATGATTTATGGAAAGACAAGTATGAGTTTGATGGGCCAATAGAAAAACATCCTATCTTTGAATCATTCAGAAATGGAATGCAGAAATTAAACGATAAGGGAATTCCTTGTTTTAAATACATTGTAAGTGCTAAATCTGACTCTGAGATGGTGTATAGAGGAATCCTAACAATGATAAAGGATTACTGAGCGAGTGGGTTAGATGTCAATACAATACCAGCCATCCAACCTGCTTGAATTGCATAGTGACGGAACTAATCCGTTTCTTAATAGATTAGACTCTGCTAGGGCCGCAGGTGCAATAACCGCATACGAATACAAGAGTACGAAACCAAAGAAGCAATTGAAAGAGATTATCAAAGTTCTAATGCCTGAAAATAAGACATTCATGAAAGTGCCTTACAGGTTCAAGTATAACATCAAAGATAGGTGTGTCATTTGTGGAACTCATAAAGTATGGGATGGTTCTGATTCAATGCGACCACCTTTACCACTTCACAAAGTAAGAAAGGGATATCCAATGCGAGGAACTTACTGTGACAAACATGCCGCCATACACAGACAATATGAGATGTTAGAGCAACAGATACTAGCCGAGGAACATGGTCTTTCCTTTAGCGCATACATTCCTTCTGCTAAGAGTTTAAACCCTGTTAATCTAGTAACTTCGGGACCATTAACCACATTAAAGGAAGCCGATATTCATTCTTTGTCTTCATTGGGATGGGTTATCAAACCTCCTCAAATGGGTAGTTCTTCTAAGGAAGAGGAACTATACAAACTACTAATCGAGAATGAAGGAGTTAGTTCACGAATGAAAGCATTATTGACTGAAGGCGTAGTCGTGACAGATGTAGAAGCAGACGCGACTACTGAACAGGAGGAAGCATAATGGGACTTTTCGGAACTAGTAATAGTAATCTGATGACACAGATGAATCAAAATAACCAAGGCCAATTCAAAGCAATAAACAATCTATTGACGCTACAAGAAAATCATGTGGAAGACTTTTTTCAATATCATGGTGAAACTTTTCTAGCGGCTTTAGCACAATTGATGGAAGATACGGTGCAGAAAGTATTGGGCCAAATGCTACCTGAGTTGAAATTTGTAACTAACACGAATGGAGACATGGAAGTATCTAGTGATGCATTAACAACATATGCAACCATAACTGCGGAGAACATACAACTTGACTTGCAGAACCTATTAGCGTCTGCAATCAATAGTGAAGTAATAATGCAAAGAAGAATGGCCAAGCAACAGTATCTTGAAGCACAGGGCTTCCAAGCACCTGCGGCACAGAATCCACAGGTTACTAATGCTGGTGGACTGGACCCAAGCATGATACAAGGTGGAAATGCTTCGGTGGGAATGAACAATACCATGATGCAACAACAACAGGCATTCAACAACCAATCAGGATATCCTATTCCACCATCAGGCTATGACAATATGAATAATCCCTATTGGATTGACCCAATGACAGGCCAACCAACATACACCCCTCCGTCTAGCGGATTAGGTCTAGGTCAAGCATTATCCAAGGGTGTTGCTTGGGCTAAGTGGCTTGCTTAGGAGGGAGGCGTAGTGGATGGATATTCTTATTGATAGAAATATCAAGGGGCTAGAACACTTAGAATATTCACCCACTCTCCGACCTGCTGATAAGAATAAGGATTTTGAAAAATTATTCAAGAACCAACCAATCTTCAGATATTTTTGTGCTTACCCATTTCAAGGGGTAATACAGAACCCAACCAGCAAGATGAGAATGGCCGATAGAACGGTTAGAGTCTTACTACAATTGGATAAGGAAGACGTAACTGGAAACTTTGATGAAGATGAATTTGACTCACATCTAGAAAAATATCTACAACTAATACAGAAAGAGCCAATTATGTCTATTATTGCTTTATTGGAACAAGAAGGATTCATCAAGAAAAAGGGAGGCAAGGGAGCATTCCTTTCTGCTCCCATTAAGAGAAAAATGCGAAAGCAAGACACTACATTCAGAAAATTAGAATCACAAGTTGTCAGAGATGAATTAGTCGGTTATAGATACGAGAAAGGAGCGTTGATTCCTACTCCAAAGACAGGAGAATCTAGTAAAAAGAAAGTTACGCAAGAGCAGAAGGATAAGACATATTCCAAAAGAACTTCAGATTTCATGGATGCCTTTGATAAGGATACTGCGGTAATTATAGAAGACAAATTAAAGGAACAAATTGATGTAGCGGATACCAGTAAAACAAGGAAAGATGGTTCAATCAGCACTAAAAACATTCTAGTTTCAATAGACACTAGAGAGTATTTTAGGAAGTTATTCATTAAGAATGGGTTTGGGGATTTCAATGACCCTGATGAGTTCTATTTTGGTGTAAGAGGAAAAACAACAGAAGATGAAGAGATGGACTCTAAACGCTCCACACAACAGGATAGGGACAAAGCATTCCAAGCAGAACTTAGGTCCGGTGAGAAGCAAAAGAAAGAAGCAGATGCTAAAGCATGGTTCTATGAGCAAGAAGACATTGATGAAGACGATGAAAGAAACGCTATAGCAAGTAAAAGAAAAAACATCAAACCCGATGATGTGACATATACAATGCTTGCAGATAATCTAGACCCCAATTGGTTTGACGAAGATGTAGAAAAAATGCTTGTTCTCAAAGCAGCCCCGAAAGACTCGGATACTGCATTAGCAACAATGGGACAACAAAAAGAACCCGATACCAAAGATAAGGATGGTAAAACAACAGAAGGTTCTAGAAGTTTCTACATCAAAGACTTTGATGGCAAGAAAACGAAGTATAATACTATAGAAGAATTTCATGAAGCCTTGGTAGATTTCCAAGAGAATGAATTTACTCCAAGTAAGATAGAAGACATGGCAAAGAAAGAATTAGAGTCACGAAAAGAAAATAGATTGAAGACCCAAGTAAAGGCATATTTAACTCCCAAAAACAATCTAATAGAAGTAGGGCAAGCAAAAATTAATTTTAGTATGGATGTTACTAACTTAGAAAGTCCTGAAGCCTTAACACGCTACATTATGTCTGATAAAAATTGGGGAGAACAACCTTTTGAAGATGGGCCGGATACTAAGTCTACACCATACGAAAAAGAAAAGAGAAGTCTAGCAAAAATTGCTGACAGAGTTTTCAGCGAAATTGATAACTTAGAAAAAACGATTAATGCAAAGGGTGACAAACCATATGTTCCTAATTTATTGAGTATGTTATTTGGTAGTCAGGTTGGGTTATTTGAAAGGGTAGTTAATTCTGACAGTCTAGAATCCGCTACTAAATATCCTGAAGAAAGGAATAGTAGAGTTAAGGTAAAGGATGTCCTTGAAAGGATTGAATTGATGAAAGACAAACTACTAGACGATTTAGAAAATGCAAAGAAAGGGCGTTACATACAAGAAGAGGCGAATGTGACAGACCCTTCAGGAAATGAAATTTGGTTTGAGTATGACCCTGAAACTCAACAATATGGCAAGTCTGTAGGTGTCATGCAAATGCATCCGAAAGATGCAAATTATTCTTATGGGAGACATGATGATGAAAGTAGAAAGAAAATGGAGAAGAATCCTAATTTTAATTGGGTTCTGACAAAACCTGAACTTGATTTTGGCCCCGTAAAAGAGAAGGACGTAGAGATAAGGGAGGCATATGAGGCTACAAAAAATATGTCTAGATATCTAGACCTAGAAGAATCCGAAGAGG